GTCGAGGAGATGGGTTGGAGAGGAGAACTAAAATGTTTTAATGAGGGAGTGGTTAAGCAAAGCTTCGCGTCAATACAAGTCACAATTAGAAGTAATGGAGACAGAGCATATTCAGGTTCTTACGACCATATTGTTGAAGGAATCATTAGGGCGGTTTGGATGGCAAAAAGCAAAGGATTAAATATTATGGCGTTTTGTTGATTCTATGGCTCACGAAGGAATATACGCAACATCAGCAGAAATCAAAAAGAAAGCGGGAAATGGAGTTAGCACTCTAGGGAGTGATGAAGCATATATCAATCAACTATCAAAAGAGGTCGAGGGATTTGTTAATTGTCTAACTCGTGAAGATTGGAGCACAAACTGGGCCCTCTACAAGACAACAGCGACAGGACTTTTAACGGAAATCGAAACTAACTACTGCGGGTTTTTTATGATTGCTTTTGATAACTCTGGTTATGGCTCCCAACGTGAAGCAGAAAACCTAATGAATACGTGTTGGGCGCGTTATATCCAATGTATCGGATTAATTAAAAATCAAGAAACGGTGACGTGGATGAAGGGGCAGACGGTTTAATGGCAGACACACTAATCACAGGCACGACGTTAGTTGAGAAGGAAAGTAGAAGTATTGGGGATGTGCCTATTGGTGGGATTGTAGCTTGGGTTAAAACTTTGGCAGGGGTACCAAATCTTGCAGAAGGTTGGGTTGAATGTGATGGTTCGGTTTTAGTTGATGCATTATCACCTCTAAACGGACAGACGATTCCTGATTTGAATGGGGGAGTATTCCTAGAAGGTCGGGCAACTTCGGGAGCGACCGGGGGAAGTGCAACAAATGTTCATAATATAATATCAAAAGAGGCGGGGGTTGAATTCACAACAGGTTCGGGTAATGTAGTAGATGATGCATTCATTGGGGGAACCCCAGAAACCGACGCACTAACAAATTCAGTTGATAATCGACCTCCATTCTACACGGTAGTTTGGATAATGAGGGTTCGATAAGATGGCACACGACTTTAAAAGATACCCAGAACTGACGAACAACCAGATGAATCTCTACTACTTCGATAGTCCGCACCAGCAAATAGCAGAGGACTTTGACGCGAGAGTTGTTAAGGTTCACGATGGGGACACAATAAGACTAGAGGTAGGATTTAGAGACTTCACATTCCCTTTACGAATGAGCAATTTAATGGCGGCGGAACTCAACGAAGAAGGCGGAGAGAGAAGTCGTAATCACCTCAGGGGTTTGATTGAAGGCAAGACTATTGAAGTTATTGTTGATAAGGCGAATAGGGTTGGGAAGTGGGGAAGACTTCTTGGACAGGTTAGAGAGCGGGGTTTTGATATTGGGCAACAGATGATTGAGGAAGGCTTCGCAGTTGGGGTCTGGCAGGAACAACCGGGAATTAAACCTTTACTAATAATGGACGTGATTTGATGGCAGATTCAAAAATAGACTCAATGACAGTAGGGGATGTTTCACATAATCCGGCATATTCGGTAGACATAGAGCAATTAGACTCTCCAAACGACAACACAGAAACAAAATATACCAATAACAAATGGACGCAACAACTCGGATATTTCAACACAATAGCAGAACTCCAAGCGACAATCAACGCCAAGGCGACATGGACTATCGGGAAGGGATTTAAGTCGGATGAAGTTACAGAAATGCTCCTAGACACAATCAAAGGAAACGGATTAGACACATTCAATACAATCTTAGAAAACATGATTAGAACATACTACATCGGGGGCGATTCTTTCGCGGAGATTATCAGAGACGACGAAAGGAATCTAATAAACCTCAAACCTCTAAACGCGGGAAGAATTAGAATTGTCGTCGATAAAAATGGGATGTTGACCAGATACGAAGACACACAAACAAGAGGGAGTGATGGGAAATTTAAACCAGAGGAGATATTTCACTTATCGAGAAATAGAATAGGAGACCAGTTTCACGGCGTATCGGTTATTGATTCTGTGGAGAATATCATACTGGCGCGGAACGAATCAATCACAGACTATAAACAAGTAATGCACGATAATGTAACGCCACGTTGGAAATTCAAACTTAAGACAGATGACTCCGCAGAAATCGCAGCATATAAGGCAAAGATGGACGAGGCGACAAAGACAGTCTCGACAAACATCTATGAACCTTTTGATGTTTCAGAATCCGAATTAGTCACGGTTGCACCAAACGCAACACTAGACCCTAAGGCATGGATTGAAGCGCAAGGGGATTTTTTCTACGAAGCGGTTGGAGTGCCACAAATCATCCTAGGGGGCTCTGGGGAGTTTACCGAAGCGTCGGCTAAAATCGCTTACCTCGCCTTCCAACAGAACATCGAAGAAGAACAATTATTTATCGAGGAACAAGTGTTAAGTCAGTTGAATCTAGTTGTTGAATTAGAATTCCCTGCAAGTTTGGAGAATGAACTATTATCAGACAATAAGAAAGACGGAGACCAAACAGAATCTAAACCATCAGAAACAACGGCGGGGAGTGGAGAATGACGGCAGACTATGTTTCATTAATATCAAACTTCGGTTTTCCGATTTGTATGGTTATATGGTTTATGATTAGGACAGAGAAGGTTATTAAGAATAATACAGAAGTGATGAAAGAGGTTATTAAAAAATTATAATGGCAAGTAAGAATTATTCAATACCCGGTTCTTCTAGGAAAGAAAGGGAGAAACGGAGAAAGATAAGAAAGGAAGCAAAGGCAAAAGGGGAATATATCTCTTTAGATGAATCGAGAAGAAGGGCAGGAGTCGAACTAGACCAAATAAAAACAGAGAAACAAACTCCTCAAATCGAGAAAGTCGAGAAACCAACAATCCAATTAAATAAACCTCAAGAAGAGGAAAAACAAAAGGATAAACAAGGATTACAAGCACCAGACGAAGAAGGTGTTATTGACTTAACGGAACAAGGACAAAGAGAAGAAACACTAGCAGAAAAATTGGGACCAGTTGGTATTGTTGGGGCTGGGGTTGCATTAGGAACTGGGGCATATCTTGCAGGGGGATTAGTAGCAGGAGAAATAGCAAGGAGAGCAACACAGAAAGCTATACAATCAGGATTCGTTCAACAAGCAGCACAAGTCGGAAAAACCCAAGCAGTAAACGCAGTTACAAAAGGATTCGCAACCAACGCAAAAACAATAGGACTAACATCTTCATTTATAGCAAAGGCAGGAATGACTTTAGCTGCAGCAAGTGCACTTATAGGAATCATAGGTTCATATCCATTTGCGGGATTCATCAAAGAGGAAGCATTACAGACATTATCTTTCGGGACTAAGGTTGCGATGGATTCAGGAGATTTAGAAGGGGCACAAAATACAATAAATGAAGTCAATGAAATATTAAATCCTCAGGCATGGGACAAAATCATAGGAGCAATCCCCTTCGCGAATGTTGTTAAGAATTTAAGAGAATTTTATAAAGCGGCGGCATTGAAGAATGCAAACGACCAAGAAGCACTAGACAAAGCAAAGAGAGTGAGTGAAGGAGAAGAAGAAAGTGATTTTGCGAAGAGTAGAAGAGTATCAGATGAAGCAGCGAGGGAAAGAGATTTAGCAGCAAGGGAAGAAGACACCACTTTCTATGAAAAACAAGAAGAAGAAAAGAAAGCGGAAGACCTCGCAGAAATGCAATGGAAGTCAGAATATTACGCCCTAATCCGTGAAGGGAAGTTTGAGGAAGCAGAAGAACTTTTAACAGAACAGGGATAGGGGCAAAATTCCGTCCCTCTATCTAGTAGGAGGGACTAATAATTTCCAGTAGTTTTATAAAGGGATGTGTCATGTAATTATATGGAAAATGGGAAACCAGATAAGAGTGACACGGCAGGAACGGAACCTAATAATGATTCTACGGAAGCTGAAAAGGTTAAGAAAGATATTGAAGAACTTAAGGCTGAAAATGACGCGTATGATAAAGAGAAATTGAGAGCAGAAACTATCAGAGCGGAGAGGGCGCGGGGCGGGAAATCTGAGGCGGGACAACCGGGAAGCAATCAAGAACCATCTAAGGAAGAAAAGAAAAAAGCCCAAGCATCAAAATTCTTCGAAGGTACGGCATTAGGGGACGCTATTGATAAGACAAAATGAGTAAGAAGAAAGTTGT